ATTCCCGATTCTTTGTGGAGTTTCGTCATACCACATTTCTGCTGTATAAGCTACGTTTGGAGTGGGGGCCACAATCAATGTTGTTGCATCCCAGTTACCCCAATACTTTGGTTTGCCTGTAAAAGTAGTATCGGTGGTGGATCTTTCTGGAGAATATTCATCCATAAATGTAGCATCTTTTTGTTCTAGCCAAGTTCTTGTGCCATCAGTTTCTACGAGCTGTAGTCCTCTAGCAAAACGAAAACCACCCTCAGGAGCACTAACATCTAAAAAAGCATTATTGGCTGTAAAAGTTGTGGTGGCGTATCTTCTTTGATCATCGGAATCAACTTCTCTTGCTACTTTATTTTCTACGTTTGTAATAAAAACATTTATTACTGCGTTACTTAAAACATCAGATGTAACTTCTGTATAGTTTCTTACATTATCTAATAAGTCAGAATAATTCATGATATCACCACTGTCACTGTACCAACTGCTGAGGACATTATCAAGTCATCTCTAATTGGGGCAGGCTGCATACCAACACTTTCAAAAGGTGTGCTATTGGGAAAACCAACATCAACTATAAGTGGCTCCACTCGATCAGGTCTAGGATTTCGTAATGCTTCAGGGTCGGGTCTTGAATATGGTGGTTCTAATTGTGGTTGCTTAGGTTCGTAACATTCTGGACAAACCAATAAGCCATTCCATTCTTTTCTTAATTCTAAATAAGGATATTGATAGCCACAACGATCACAAATAGCTTGTGATTTTACGCCAACTGCAAAAGACATTAACTACCTCCGGGGAAATAATTTTGAGGAACAAGATGAACAGAAGTTCTTTGTCCGTCTTCTGTTAGTGCTCTTTGTAGCTCATCTTCATAATACATTTTCATTTCTTGCACTCTTCCCGGATTATGTTTTTGTGCTAAGTAAAAGGATAAACCAGAAACCATGCAAGGCAAAAATCTGTAAGGTGCATCTGGAGTAGCTGTATATTTTCCTGCGTCCTCTATTCTTGCAACATAATAATAATTAATTTGAGTGTCAGTTGTATTAGGAGTTAAGTATAAATTAATTTCAACATTAGATAAATTTCTTCTGACATAATATTGAGTTGGTGTGCCCTGTGAAGATTTGTTTGGTATCGCTTGATACTGAGATCTTGAAACTTTTGTCATGGTGGTATCGGTATCACCATTTCTAAAAACTGCTTCTAACACGTCACTTGTATTTGCAGGTGCAGTGTATGTTGTAGTCCCTGCAGTTAAATTTTGAGTATAGTTGGTGACTTTCCAGAGATGAACTCCTCTGTTTCCCCACTCAGATAATAACAGATTTAAACTTCTTCTAGCTGACTTTAAATCATATCCAGTTCTGACTTGCCTTCCAATTCTTTCAAAAGACTCCTCAATAACTTCGTCAATATTTAAGTTAAAATCTGTTGTACCTGATGTAGCCATTTTAAATTACTTCTTCTTCATCATTCCGCCACCACGCTTCTTCATGATAGCCATTCCACCACCACGCTTCTTCATGACTTGCTTTTTTTTCATCATGGTAATTACCTCTTCTTATTTAATTGTTCGTATGTACGTTGCCTTTCAGCTACCACTTCTTCATAGTAGTCTTTAGGCCATTTCTCATAATAGCCTATCTTATGCAGTTTGCAACTTGCTTCATACAACTGCTTAAACTTTTGTATTAGCATCATAGAATACTGTAAATCTCCATGAGAAACAGGTTCGTCAGTGGGGTCGCATAAAAACTCTTGTTCCTCTGGATCAGCGGGAGTTTCAGGGTGAAAGCCCATAAAATATACATCTCGTCTATTGTAGGTTTTATTATAAAAATCTATTTTGTCTTGAAATTGTTCAGGGTTATATTGTTCAAAAAAAGGATCACAATAGATAATTATATCGTGTTGTTTTTTATTCCAAGATTTAATAACAGAAGTTAATTGTTTTTCATATTTAGATTTATCCATGCGAACTTCAATTCGCACTTTATCATCTTTTCTCCATTTAGCTGCAAAAGGACACGCTGGAAAACCTATGTGCTTGTTAACTGGCTCTAAGATAGTCTTAGACCAATTAATTACATCAAGCTTTATTTTTTCTGCTTGTTTTTTTCTTGACAAATGTTTTCACGTTGGTGGGTTTCGGTCCCACGTTACCTGCTGCTCGTTTTCTAGATACTGCTGATTTAATTCTTCCTGGCTTCATCACCTGTTGTCTCATCTGGGCTCGGCTGATCGTCATGCACGCACCTCGGACACTCGCACATACAAGATGTGTTTAAAGAACAGTGACAAGAGCATCCACAGATTTGACATTGTTTCATTAAAACTCCACTGTCTTAATTAAAAACTCTTCAATCCACATTATTTTATCATCCATTTGAAGAATTCTCTCTTTTATAATAGCAATATCTTGTTGTATTTTTGCAACACTATCCGCCTTCTTTTCAACTGCATTAAGTCTCTCAGACCACATACCCCATGTCATGCCGACTGTTGCAATCAGCACAACATAAGGCAGGATTGTTTTCATCTCTACCTTAATCGACATACGCAATCCTCATCTGTTTTACAATTACACATAATTAGCTCCTCATTTTGATGTTGCACTCATATTACTTAAAGGGTTATTTAACGCTTTGTCAACGCTTAATTCAAGGTTTTCTTCAATAATCTTTAGCTCATCAAATATTTCTCTAGTATCTTCTTTTTGTCTATCTTCGACGTCATTTACAATTTCGGTGACGTGACGCACGTCTTGCTCAACGTTGCGTAAATCTTTTTTAAGGTCGTCTTTAAGTTCACGACTAACGGTACTTATTAGGTTTATTTCACCTAATATAATTTCTAACTCACTTTTCAAAGCATCTAGTTGTTGTGATACAAGCTCTATTTTTGCGTTTGTTTCACTTTCTACAAGAGCAATCTTTTTATCAAATCCGCTGAGGTCAGGTTCCTGATAAGCCTCAATAGCTGCGGACATATCTTGAAAGCGTTTATACACCTCAAATCCACCATACAAAGCACCCACGGCACTACTAAGTGCTAGGACGATTGCCATCATTTTTCCTCCTTTGAAGGAAATTCCGCCTATACTTACCTCTGCCACTGTGAGTTCACCATATCATTCATTGTTTCATTTTGAGCCATATCAAACAGAATACCATACTCATCTTCTATTGTCTTGTTTAAATACTCAGTAACGTTTGTATCTTGAATGTATGCTTGACTATCAAAAAAGGTTTTTGTATTGCCAAGTATCTGCATCACGATCAAAGTTTTAGTCTGAGCAGCGTCATCATATCTTGCTTTGTCATCAATCTTTTTTACAATTTCAGTAGCAGCTTTCTCTTTCTTTGATATCTTAGGCTCTGATGGTTTCTCTTCTTCTACCGTTTCTTCTGGATCTTCTTCTTTTTGTACTGTTTGTGGTGTTTCTTGTTCTGGTTCTTGTGATTCTTCTTGAGGTTCTTCTGTAATCTCTTCCTCAGGTTCAGCCTCTACAACCACGATTTCTTCCATTTCCATTTCAATTTCCATCTCAACCTCTGTTTCAACCTCAACAATTTCAACCTCTGGCTCAGGTAAATTTATTTCAATCTCAGCTATTTCTAATTCTACACTTGCAAATGAAATTTCTTCGACTTCAGGTTCAATAGGTGTAAAAGATATTTCTCCATCTTCCATACTAACATCGTTGTATTCAAAAACTTCTTCAACAAAATCTAATTCAATTGGATCAAAAATATTTAAATAATAAATCTCTTCAATAGTGGTTATATGTTGAGTAATAATAGTGTTGATTACGTTATAAAAAACGTTAACAGTGACATCATCAAACATAGGACCAACGGCCATGTTGATATCTCTACCACCTACCTCAACAATGATTTTATTTAATACGCCACTGAAATCGAAAGTCCCATCATAAGATTGGTAGCCTGATGCCACTCCAGACTCAGACAAGACGTCAGTACCTGAAAAGATTGAAGTAGTTCCGTTAAATCCTGAAACGTGCATGTATATTCTATCTTGAGCATCTTTTTTATCTACCTTAATTGAGTATTTAACTTCTCCACCGTTATCTATTTGTAAATCTGAAATGTCAATAGTGTTAATAAATGTTGTGCCCATACCTGATACACCCATAGTCGAAGTGTTATTACCACTGCCTGTAATCATAGCACATTTATCTACACCTAACTGTTCGCAACTACTACCACTAGGCATGCTTGCGGGACCTTGGCCACCCCAATCAATGTCCATGTCTCCTTCATACTTTGAAGTTACATAATCATTATCACCGTCAAGAATATCTCCTGAGTCTTCGTTTGTTACAGTTGTGGTCGTGGTGGTTGTAGTCGTTGTGGTAGTTGTAATTATTTCTGTTCCTTTGTCCTCTTCAGTTATGACAACATTCTCTTCTTCAGTAATAGTTACACCTGGAGTACAAAGACCTTGCACATCAGGCAGACAATCAGCCTTAGAATAAAAGGAGGCCAGTAGTAATAAGGAAAAAAGTTTTAAACATAGCAGCGTTTTGTACATCACTAAACTCCTTTGGATCTGGTTTATTTGCAGCAATATATTCAGGTTTATATCTACTGCCGTCTGGAATCTTATCTGGGTTTTCTTCCCAATATGCTGCGGCTTCAGCACCGATGAGACCGTTTACAGGGCACGGGGTCCCCGCATCCATCATACTCGTCCAAACACGTGGGTCCTGACATAGTAGGGCCACCGCACTCACTTTCATGCCATAGGCATACTGACTGCGAGATAATTTTAGAAGCTGACACAGCTCATCGTCTACTAAAATTCCTGTAGCTACACCTAACACATTATTTTGAACTGCTCCGCCGATGCCAACTTTACAAATATCACTGTTAGAATTGGGCAGAACTGGTGCATTTGCTGTTGGCGGCGTATTGTTTACTACAGTAC